GCTACGAAGCTGGATTCACTATATAGAACTACGTGGAGCTCATGGCACTCAATTAGAACATATCAAAATTGCACTAGAATGCGGTCAAATTATTGATCAAATCTTCACTCCTTTATAACAAAACGATCTAAAAAAAGTGAAAATAAATGCAAAAAGTCCTTTACTTTTGTAAAAGACTGTGTTATAATATCTATATTAAATAATTAAATAAGGAGTTAATTTAATGGAAAAGCAAATACAAATACTAAAAGACGCAATCATAGCAGATTACGCTAGGTTCACTAAAAGGTTTAGTGATCCTGAAACACAAGTTTCAAACTTTGCAGATAATATAACCTTTCAAGAAGGCTCTAAATATATTAAAGTCTTAACAGAAGGTTCTGTTTGGGGATTCATCAATAAAGGAAATAAAAAGTTTCAAGTTGGTGATCTTCTTAAAGCAGCTGGAAGGAATGCTCCAGCTACTAATAAGGCTAGAGGAAACATCTTTAAGACCTACAGTGTAGCTTGGACTGGTCCTCACTACTTAGCAGATCATTCTGGTGGTCTTGCTACTGGAGTATCAGCTGTAATTAATGGAGGTGTTGAATGACACATTACGAAATACTAGCAGAAGCTAGCGGGGGTAAACTTACTCCCACTGAGGTTTACAATCTCGAAACATACGGTGTAAAACATCCAAGAGAATTTGCACCGGATCCAGAAGATAATACAATTTGCTTATGTGGAAAGCTTATTGATGAATGCGATGAAGCATATGAACATATTACTAGCGGATGCTAAGGAATACAAAATGACACAAACACAATTTCAATTATTTAAGTTTCAGAAGCCTGAATTCGAAAGGCCTTCTCAATCTGCTATATTAGTTGATATGGATGGTACATTGGCTCTTAGAGAAGGTCATAGTACTAGAGATCCATATGACTGGTCAAGAGCTGGAGAAGATGGAATTTGTCCAATTGTTGCTGACATTGTCGATAGATTTTCACCAGACCATACAATCATTATCTTTACTGCAAGACCAGAGTCTTCAAAGTTAATTTGTACTAATTGGTTGAAAAAACATAACGTACCATTTGATCATATCTTTACCAGAAAAGATAAAGACAATAGAGAAGATTCTATTGTTAAATGGGAAATGTTTGAAGAGTATGTTAAACCTTTTTGGACTGTTGAATTTATCTTAGATGATAGGCAAAGAGTTGTTGACATGTGGAGAGCAAAAGGCTTTAAAGTATTACAGGTAGCATCCGGTGATTTTTAAAGTTATTGCTAAGAAAAAACAACATATCGTAGCGGAATATCTATATGAATTAGAAGAAACCGCTACGATATTTGCTAATCGAATGAGAGAAAAGGGTTTTACAGTTATCGTTGAAAAGATTGCTAGTCATGACTGAATTACTTATTTTATTTTTTATAATTTCTAGTATGGTATTAGCATATAAATCGTATCAAGATGGTGTAAAATTTGGAGCTGAAAAGGCTTTAAATATACTTCATGAACAAAAAATTATCTGTTTTGACAATAAAGGGAATATAAAACCTAATCCATTCTTTGATCACGATTCATGGGTTAATGTAGAAGAAGAACTTTAATGTATAAATAGATATAACAACTTAGGGATATCTATGCTATCGTTTAAAACTTTTAATCCAACTACAATACAGGAAGCAGTAAAGCTAACTCCTGGAGAATTGAATAAACCTAATTCGACCACCGGTGAAAATCGTTTAGATATTTTAATTAGATTAATTAAAAATAGTGATCCATTAGAATTAGCTAAAGGTGGTACATTTACTGTTACTGAGATAGAAGATGCTTTATCTCAGATTGAAATATTTAAAAAATTAAACAAACCATTTCCTTTACATGGTGATGGTAAAACAATTAGTTCTTCTGACTTAGGAAAAAGTTCTGTTTTTGGTGGAGGAGGCGGTTCTGGTGGTGGATCACTCAATACTAAAATTACAGAATCACACCAATGTGTACTATGTCAAGCTATGCTAGATCATGGTATACAATCAGAAGAATTCTTCATGAATCATGATATCTTAAAAGCAGCTTATAAACAAGTTGAAGTTGATGCAACATTAGATGAAATTTTATCTGTAGAAGATGGGTGGTTTCATTCTTCATATGAGTCAGCGGTTATTCTTATAAAACAAGGATATATCAATAAATCTCATAAATTCCATAGAAATAGTAAAACTATGAATGACATATATGCTCTTAAAAATTTAGCATATAAAAATTCAGATCAAAAAGCAGTTAAAGACGATAAATGGAATCCTGGAGATATTTGGGCAATTGATAAATCAATTAGTATTAATAAGACATTAAATCCAGAAAATATTAAAAGTTATAATAAAGCAATATTACAAAATTTTGTTGATAGAAAATTAGTTGCAATTTCTTTGAAACTAGTAAAGAAAACTGCTAAATCAAAAGAATACAATATTAAACTACCGCCTGATACTGACGATCACAAAATTAAAAATATTATATTCCAAGGTGAAACTCGTGGAACTTTTTGGGATAATAAAGGTGCTACTATTATATTTGATACTGGTAAAATGGCTTTAAGAGCTGGATCTGCTGGAGCAGCAATTAAAGGAGAGATAGTACTTAAAACAGCTAGAGGTGGTGGTGCTGGATATGGCATTATGATAGATGCTGTTAAACAAGTTTTTCGAAAAAAACTTCCTGATAATAAAGCTTTAAATAAAATAGCAAAAAATATAACTCGAAAAAAGAAAAGAGATCTTAATATATTTTATAAATTATACAATCATTTTTATAAAAATGAAACTTATGAAAATTTTGAAAAAGAAATTTTGAAAAAAGATGTATATTGGATTGGTTCTAAATTAGCATGTTTGTATGTACTATACTATGCTGATATTAATTCTGGAACTAAAGCAAATAGATGGATCACAAAAATAGTTAACTATGCTGGATCAAAATCAGAAGATTCTAGCGCATATGTAAAGGTATATCAATAATGGAATATAAAACATTAGAATCTAAGATTGTAGAAACAACAAAAAATATTGATGAAGCACCATTAGTTATGGATGATATAGCTATGCTTAAAACATTTTTTAAGGAAATTGAAAATACAGTATCAAAACTAAAAAGAAAAAAACAAGAAGAAAAAGCCTTCCCTATTTTACAACAATTAGCTAGTATGGCTGGATATGGGATTACTAAATCTGGTCAATCAAAGGGTCGTAGTTTTAGATACGATTTAAAGAAAAAATAATGGAATCATTTAAAAAATTTATATCAGAAAAGGGACCAGGTCTTTGGGCTAATATTCGAGCTAAAAAAGCACGTGGTGAAAAAATGAGAAAAAAAGGAGAAAAAGGCGCTCCTACAGATGATGCTATAAGGCAGGCACAAGAAGGTGAAGGTAAATATAAAGGTGAAACTTGGGAACAGGGTTATAAACGTAGAGTTGTAAAAACCACAGATCCTGAACATAAAGATAAAGGTTATGATTGGAGAATTAAAGGTAAAGAAAGAGATGAAATCTCAATAAAACTTTATAAAAGTAAACCAGACTTCGCTGAATATAAAAAACAAATGAAGCGAGTTGCTGGGCATGAATTCGGAGGGTAACATGCAAAAATTAAATAGAGACGCAGTCGTAGAATCATTCAATAGCAAATGGAAATATAGATATGACAAAGACCAATATGGCATGGCCGATGCTTGGAAAATCATATATTCTGAAGATGCTGAAGGTAAATTTGTAGGAGATTGCGAAGACTATGCTCTTTCTATATTATATCGATTATGTGGTGGAAGTCATATTAGAATGTGGTGGATGTTAATCACTCACCAAGCGGGTATTTGTTTGGTAGGTCCAAGTAAATGGAAAACATCTCATGCTGTACTAAGATATAAAGGTGAATGGGTAGATAACTGGACTAAAAAGTTTGGTCCTAAATCTGAAATAGAAAAAAATCATACCTTCCATATCTTTTATGGATATGGTTGGGCTTATATGACAGCTTTAAAAATGATTTTATCTAAAGTTATAAGAACAATAAAAGGTACCTAATGAAAAGTTTTGTAGAATTTGATCGAACATTTGGTATATATGAAGGTAAACATATACCTTTAGAAATGCCTATGATAGAAGATAAACAACCCGAACTAAATAAACCCAAGAGATCTAGTGGCCCTAGAAAATATGTTGTATATGTAAAAGATCCATCAACTGGGAATATTAAAAAAATTAATTTTGGAGACTCAAAAGGCGGGCTTACAGCCAAAATTAATGATAGGGATGCAGCTAGATCATTTGCTGCAAGACACAAATGTGATACAAAAACAGATAAACTATCTGCAGGCTATTGGGCTTGTAGATTACCTAGGTATGCTAAAGAACTAGGATTAAAAGGAGGTGGTAGCTATTTCTGGTAAGCCTTACATAGATGAAGGCAATATAAGAACCTTCTATTCTAATAAACCAAATAATGAATTTGTTTGGCATAGAGATCATGAAGATCGAGAAATAGAAATATTGGAAGGTGAAGGTTGGTGTTTACAATTTGAAAATACTCTACCATATAACTTAAATGAAACTAAAAAAGTTTTCATACCAAAAAATGTTTACCATAGACTAATAAAAGGTTATAATGATCTTAAGGTTAAAATAAATGTTAAGCTTTAAAAAACAACTCATGACAGAGGCCGCAAGCAAGAATACTCATATGACGCACATTGAGGATCTTGTATTAGACGGTGGAGTTAAGGGGGCCCGCCAGGCTATCCTAGCATTACGAGCACTTAGGGATATGCTTTCCGGTAACGCAAAGGTACCAGTAGACGTTACGGTCAAGTGGGACGGGGCCCCCGCTATATTTGCTGGAATTGATCCAAATGATGGTCAATTTTTTGTTGCTAAAAAAGGTATATTCAACGCAAATCCAAAAATTTATAAATCACATGAAGACATTAAAGCAGATACGTCAGGTGATTTATCAAAAAAATTAATTATAGCATATGATAATTTAAAAGATTTAGGTATAACTGGTGTTATACAGGGTGACTTTATGTTTGAAAAAAGTGATCTTAAAACGGAGAAAATCAATGGAATATCTCATATTACATTTCATCCTAATACCATTGTTTATGCTATCCCTTCTAACACTCCACTTGCTAAAGAGATTGGAAAAGCTAAAGTAGGAATTGTATGGCATACTAGATATGAAGGAGGTTCTTTTGAAACAATGAGAGCTGAATTTGGAAAAGAAATAGTACCAAAATTAAAAAAATCATCTAAGGTTTGGATGCAAGATGCTACTCTTCCAGACTTATCTGGAACTGCAACTATGACTGCTAAAGAAACTGAAGCAGTAACTAAACAATTATCAAATGCAGGTAAAATATTTAAAAAAATAGCAGCATCAACATTAAAAGAAATAGAATCAGATAAAGAATTGAATTTATTAATCAATACATATAATAATACTAAGGTAAGAAAAAACGAGCGTATAACAAATACTTCAGCTCATGTTACTGGAATGATTGATTGGGTTAATGATAGATATAATAAGCAAGCTGATAAATTATCATCAGTTAAAGGAAAGGCAGGTGTAGAAGCTAAAAGAGAGCGAGTTCTTAAGTTTTTTAGTAAATCTAATCAAAAAAAATTGAAATTAGTGTTTGATTTGCAAAATTTTATTGTAGATAGCAAATTAATTATTATAAATAAACTTAATAGTCTTAATAAAATAGGGACTTTTGTAAAAACAAAATCCGGATTTAAGGTGACCAACCCAGAAGGTTTTGTCGCTATAGATCGTATGGAAGGTGGAGCAGTTAAACTTGTTGATAGATTAGAATTTTCTACCAACAACTTTAGCAAAGATATAATAAAAGGTTGGGATAATCCTAACTAATTTAATGGGATAACCGAGGATACATGAAAACTTTTAAAGAGTTTACAGCACAAGACGAAGCCATGTCTATGGCTACTCGTATGAAAATGAAAGCTGCGTTCAAAAAGAATAAAGCTAAAATTAAGCTTGGTCGTAAAAAAGCGGCTAAAAAACTCGCATCTCCAGAAAAATTAAAAGCTAGAGCTAATAAACAAGCTCGTGAGCTTATTATTAAAAAAATTCTTAAAGGCAAATCTAAAGGTGATTTAGGATTTGCCGCTAGATCAGATTTAGAAAAGAAGGTAAATAAGAAAAAAGCAGCTATAGCAAAAATAGCTAAAAAATTATTACCTGCAGTTAAAAAGGCTGATAAGCTAAAACTAAAAGCGAAAAAGCCACAAACGAAATAATTATTATGAAAGTGAATTCATTTAAAGCATATTTAAAAGAAGATAGTGGTGAAATAGTATTTGCATTTGGTAGATTTAATCCACCAACAATTGGCCATGAAAAATTAATGGATGCAATTAAAAAGTTATCAAGGGGTAGTCAATATAGAATATATCCCTCACAAAGTCAGGATCCAAAAAAGAATCCGTTAGACTTTAGATTAAAAGTAAAGTTTTTAAGGAAGATGTTTCCTAAGCACGCCAGAAGTATTATGGCAGATAAAGGTATAAGACATGCCTTTGATGTAGTTGTTAAACTATATGATCAAGGTTATACCAAAGTAACTATGGTTGCTGGAGAAGATAGAGTAATAGAATTTGAAAAACTTTTAAATAAATACAATGGTATAAAAGGTAGACATGGGTTTTATCAATTTGAAAATGGTATCAATGTAAAGAGTGCTGGTGCTAGAGATCCAGATGCAGAAGGTGCTACAGGTATGTCAGCATCTAAATTAAGAGCTGCAGCTAATGATAATGATTTAAAAACCTTTGCTAAAGGAATGCCAAAAGGTTATAAAGAAGTTGAAGATTTATTTAATGCAGTAAGAGCTGGAATGGGTTTATCTGAAACTAAAAATTTTAGAAAGCATGTTCAATTAGAAAAAGTTTCTGATAGAAGAGAAGAATATGTTGAAGGTAATTTATTTAAAATCGACGATGAAGTAGTTATTAAAGAAACTAATGAAGTCGGTAATATAAAAGTCTTAGGTACAAATTATGTAATTGTACAACTAGGAGAAAATAAAAAGCGTGTTTGGTTAGATGGTGTTGAAAAAATTGATGAACAACAATATGAATATGGAACTAAAGCGGGTGCTGATTCTTATAAAAGAATGACACCTGGAGAATCATATGATAAAATGACTGCTAAACAAAAAGCTGCTCATGATAAACCAAGGCCTAATGCACCTGAAAGCCAACATACAAAAAATTATAGGAAAAAGTTTGGAGAAATGAAAAGTTTTAAACAATCAATTGAAGAGGCTGATGCTAAAGCAGCTTTAAAGAAAAAGGCAGACAAAACTGGAATGCCTTATGGTATACTAAAGAAAGTGTTTGATAGAGGATATGCTGCTTGGAAAACAAGTCATAGACCGGGTACTAATCCAACACAATGGGGATTGGCTAGAGTTAATTCATTTGTAACGAAATCTAAAGGAACATGGGGTGGAGCTGATAAAGATCTAGCCGCTAAAGTAAGAGGGTAATATGATATCATTTAAAGAACTAAGAGAAAATATTAACGAAAAAGTTAAAAAATTAATACCAAGTAAATTTGATGATGATTTACTTTTAAAAGCATTTAAAATTGCTCTTGATATGGGTGGTAATATGACTGGCGCTTATAAAAAAATAGAAAAAATGAAGCGTGGACTTGGAGATGACAAATATGTTAAGTATGCTTTACGATTAGCTAATGAATCAGTAGACGAAAAAATGTCTGATAAGGATAAGAAAAAACGCTTAGATTTAATTAAAAAAGCAGTTGAACGACTTCAGAAAAAAAATGATGATGCAGCTAAAAAAGATGCAATGAAGATGATGAAACAATCAGGAATGTTCGATGAATAAGTCAGTAACATCTTTTAAAAATATCCTATCTGAAGCATGGTCAAAAAATTATGAAGGATTATGTATGGCTATGAAGCTTAATCCAATTCAATCAGAAATTTTAAAAGACTATTTAGATAATGGTCAAATCAAATCTCAATATGTAGGAAAGGCTGCAGGTGATGTTAAAGCTAGCAGAATCTATGCAGCTAAAAAACCATATAAAGGTAGTACTACAAATCGTAAAGAAGCTTTATATAATGCTATGAAGCTTAATCTCAAACAACAAAAAATACTAGACAAATATATTTCTTCAGGTAAAGTAACTGGTAAATATACTGGTTCAATGGCTGGTAGTACAAAAGAAACTCAAAAATATGCTGGTATGAAAAAGTTTAAAGATCATTATGAGGATAGAAATGGTTAGAGAAACGCAATCTGATAGACTAGATAGGATTGAAAATAAACTAGACAAATTGTCTGAAGCTATAATTTCACTAGCACGAGCTGAAGAAAAAATTAGTCAAATGGAAAAGTTTATGCATCAACAAATGGATATGTTGGTTGATAATCAAAGAAGATTAGATCAGATAGAAAAACAAGTAATGGGTAATGCTACTACTATTAATATAATCAATAAAATATTCTGGATAGTAATGGCTGCAGCAGCAACTGCAGTTACTGGAATGATCATACTGCAATAAAGGAGGAAACTATGAAATTGCAAGATAAAGAAACTCTCAACGTTGCAGACACAGTCAAAGACGTTCTAGAGGGTAAAAAACCGGTTAAAGAAATGGACCCTAAGAAACACGTTTCTAAAAAAGATGACAAATATGTTGTTGTTAATAGCAAAGGTGATGTGGTAAAATCATTTGATAGTGAAGATGAAGCAAATAAGTATGCTACTGATAATCATGATGATCTTATGAAAGAATATGAAGAGCCAAAAGCTAAAGGTGAAAAAGACTTTAAAGATAAGCATGTAGCTAAAAAATCTGGTATGAAAGATGATGGGACTAATGTAAAAGAACATCATAATAAAGATGAAGAGCACGAAGAGGAAGTAGAAGAAGCTTATCATAGTAAAAAGAAAAAGAAAGAAGAAGGTAATGCCTTTGGTAAAGCAGTTATGGCTGCTAAGAAAAAAGGCGATACTGAATTTGTTTTTTCTGGTAAAACATATAAAGTTGAAGATTATGATAAAGATGATGAAGAAGAAAAAGAAGTTGATGAAATGTCTGATAAGCAAAAAAAATATCAAGCATTTTTTAATAAAGCTTTAAAGAAGTTTGGTGTTAAATCCCCAGCTGAATTAGAAGGCGATAAGAAGAAAGAATTCTATGATTATGTTGACGCTAACTATGAAGCTGATAACGAGGCAGACTAATGAAAGATTTAATTAACGATATCAGAGAAGATCTAAACGAAGCTACTGATGTTTATGATAAAGAAGGTATACAAATTACTCGATACTCAATGGGTAAAGGTAAGGGTGTAGGATATCAATTAAACTACGGTGGTAAGTATATTCAAATACCAATGAATCAAATGAAAGCAGTAATGAAAGGTTTAAATGTTGCGAGTAAATCAAGATGAAAAATTTTAGCCAAATCAGAACTCCTAATCTTGAAGAAGCAAAGTATACTAATGTACACAATAAGATTAAAAACATTAAAAATCTTTCAAGAAAAGAAGCAGAGTTTATTGCAAATATAGACCCAGCAGTAATGGGTCAAGTAGTTAAAGTACTTATGCCTATGTTTGAAGAGGTACAATATGTATCAGAAGAACAAGCTCAGCAAAGGTTTGTTTTTGATACTTCTATGCAAATGAAAAAAGGTGAAAAACTTGCTAAGAAATTTGATTTAAAATCGGATACTGAAAAACAAATGGGAATGTTTTTTATTCTTATATCTGGTGATATAAAAAATATTACCAAATGGATAAAGGCAATGGGATAATGAAATCATTTAAAGCTATACGAGAAACTCATCTACTTTCAGAAGCTAATATGGTTATTGTAGTACCTATTGACTATGATCCATTTAATAAAAAGGGTCAATCAATGGCTATGAAACTTTTAGATATGGAAACATTTCCTATGGATTATTCTAAGGATCGTAGAATGGCATTAGCTGGTGAACCTAAAAAATTAGAAAAGGCTTTAAAAACTTTAGGTAAAAGTAGTGAAGAAATTAAAGCTTTAATGAAATCCGCTGTTAAACATACAGGGAATGAAAAGTTTGTAAGGGGCAAAACTTTTAAAAATTAATTCTCCTTATATATAATATTATGAAGCAAAATGATAACTTTGAAAAGTTAACGCGCAAAAACTTTGAGCTTTTTGCAGCTAAACATTATAATAATCCAGAATGTATGGATGTTGAAGAATTTAAAGATGATTTAAGTCGCTTTAAATATATTAAAAGATTATTAAGAAGATATGCAGATCATGGTGATTTACAAGAAAGATTGATACTAAATCACCTTATCGTAATATATAATGTATTTGGAATCGAAGCAGCTAATAGAATGATATGGTTCAAAGTTGAAAATGAACATTATCATTTTATCAAACCATTCCTAATATTTTTACATTATTTACCTAATAGTGAAAAGGTTGAAATAGGAATGGATGAAGGTATAGTACAGGTATTAAGAAATCTATGACAAACAAACAACTACAAATAGATGAAGGCTTACTGTCTAGAGCGGCAGATATGGCATATGCTTTTCGTTTTTTAAAATTACTCGTTACACCATGGAATAAAATGAAAGCCTTTGAATTAGGTATTATTGATGGTAAAGGTAAAAAAATTAAAAAAGCTGAACTTCCAACAGAAAAATCTGCATACACAATTTTTCATAGATTAGTATTTAATATAAAAAGATTATTGAATGCTGCAGGTCAAGGAGTGGCTGGTAAAATAGCAACATATGCATCAGCATTATTTTTAATTAAAGATCATACTGAAATGTCTGAAGATCAAATTAAATTTGTGCTTAGTAAAATAGATACTATAGATTGGAATCAGTTACCGGTGAATGAATCCAAATGGTTTCAAAATGAAGACAATCAGCTAAATCCTGGAGAATATATTCTAACCAGAGACATTGCATCTCCAATTACAGGTGAGTATATTGGATTTGCTAAATCAAAAGTGGTTGT